ACGTATTTCAGTGGTTATCTTGTAGGATAATAAATACAAATAAAAAAGAATGTCTGATATAAGATTCAATCGTTGGTTACATCAATCTGGTACTGGCGGAGTCTATCAGGATTCCACTGGTAGAGTCGGTATCGGAACGTCAGTACCAACGAGTGCTTTGGATGTTCAGTCAGGAACAATTAAGATTGGTAGTAATACTTTAAGTTCTTCTGGGGTTTCTACATTCACATCAGTAACTTCTACTACTTTAAATACCACAACGTTAAATGTAGGAACTGGTGGCACTATAGTTACCACAACTGTTGGTGGTTTGGTTGGTATAGGGACCACAAATCCTAACGCTTCTTTATCTATTTCTGGTACTGGCGGTGGTTCATATCTAGATATTTACAATGGTGGAGACATTCGTTTATTTCCAGCAGGACAACATACGGGAAGTGCCCAATCTGTTAGTATTTACTGTGATACTTCTGGTGAATTTGTTGTTGGTGGAAATTTAAAATTAGCATCTAGTGGAGTAATTTTAAATAGCTCTTCAAATCAAATTTTAAAACAAACTGGTGGGATTCTCCAAATAGTTCATGACAGAGATGATACTACTTATGGAACAACTTCTACTTCATTTCAACAAATAACAGGTATTTCAACTTCAATAACACCTAATAACACTTCAAATAGAATTTATATCAATTTTACAACACAGTTTTATCATGCAAACGGAACTGGCATTCATTTCAGCATTAGAAGAAATGGAACAAGTTTAGTAGATACAAATACTATAAGTTTTTATCAAGGAGATGTAACAAATCCAGATTATAGAATGGTTTTTGGAGGAATACAGATAATGGATTCTCCAGCAACAACTTCAATATGTACATATGAAGTTTACTACAGATCAGATACTGGTGCTCAGGTCTATGTTAATAGGCCTGGCAATACCACTTACACTACCAGAAGTGGTGTATTTGGTAGTACTGGAATTACTTTAATGGAGGTAGTAGGATGATTTTTGATATTACTCACGCATTAAATTCCTTAAGACCAGGAGCAGAATGGTCTATAAAAGGAAGTACCTATGATGGTTTAGATTGGTTAGATAAAACTCAAACCAAACCAACTAAAAAACAAGTAGAGGCAGAAATATCAAAACTTCAATCAGAATATGAATCGGCAGAATACCAAAGATTAAGAGCACCAGAGTACCCAGACTTGAAAGAACTTGCTGATGCTTTGTATTGGTCCTCAAAAGGTGATAATACAAAACTTGATGAGTATTATGCTAAATGTGAGGCAGTTAAACTAAAGTATCCTAAAGATCTATAACTTCTCTTCAACGGCAACAAACCGAGTCTACTGATAAAATCATACTTTGTCAACCCTTGACACCTGACTCAAAACACCTTATAATATCAAGGTCTTCAACATCCTTGTAACTTTGGGAATGAAGACCCTCTCTGTGGTGGGAGAGGTGAGTTGGTGGTATAATGAGGAGGGTTTCATACCCTCCTTTTTTCTATTATAAATTAATATAAAATCATAACAAATTATGAACTTTACTGTATATTCAAAAGAAGACTGCCCATACTGCTACAAAGTCAAACAAGTTCTTGAGTTGACAAACAGTAATTTTGTGGTTTATAATCTCAATGAACATTTTACTAAAGATGAGTTTTATGCCGAGTTTGGCGAAGGCTCTACTTTCCCACAAGTTATCTGTGATGATAAGAAATTAGGAGGATCCGTTGACACAATCAAATTCCTCAAGGAACAACAAATCATCAAATCCTGACCTAAATAAAAGGGAAGACCACTTTAATCGTGGTGTTGAACTTATACTTAATGGAGGAAAAAGAAAGCAGACTCAACCGTTCCACATCATCTTTGAGAAGATGGTTTGCTTTCTAAATCGGGAAGTAACCGTCTATTTTGAATTTTCCTTTAAGTCAAGGAAAAGAAAAGTAGTTTCCCGAGGTAAAAGAAATGTTAGCAGTTAGTTTAGTCTTTGGTTCCTTTCTAACCGTTTTGTTTCTAATAGTGGGAGTAATGGCAGGTTGGGTAGCAAGAGAATATATGATGAACTATCGGGAGATTCCAAGACCACATCCTGAGATGTTTGATAATCAGGGCAATTTAATTCCAGATGAAGTAATCGCATTTAACTTTGAAAACTATTATGACAACGACGACGCAGAAGAAGACCACGACGACTAAGGCACAACCAAAAACAGTCAAGGTCACTCCAATTCCAGAATTACCTAATAATCCTTTTTCATTTGAAGTATTAGATCTTGTATCAAAACAGAAATCTAATGCCAAGAAGGTAGAAGTTCTCAAAAAGTATGAGCATATCTCTCTGAAAGCCATATTTGTTTGGAACTTTGACGAGTCTATCATTTCCGTTCTTCCAGAAGGTGCTGTTCCTTATTCTGGATACGCAGATCAGACTTCTTATAATGGATCTCTCTCCACAAAGATCACTGAAGAAGTTCGTAAAATGCACGAGACTGGATCATTCTCCTTGGGAGCAAGTGATAAGCAAGGGCACACCACGATTCGTAGAGAGTATGTGAACTTCTATCACTTCATTAAAGGTGGTAATGATTCATTGAATAACATTCGTCGTGAGACAATGTTCATCAATATTCTTGAAGGACTTCATCCTCTTGAGGCGGAGATTGTTTGCCTCTGTAAGGACAAGAAACTTTCTGAGAAGTATAATATTACCAAAGAAGTCGTAGCGGAGGCATATCCCGACATTCAGTGGGGAGGTCGTTCGTGAGTCAGGTTGTTGATAAAGCACAGGAAAAGCATATGGACCATTGGACATCAGCAGAAAAAGAAACTTGTAAGTCACGTTACGGTTGTGACATCATCGTTGAAAATGGTTCGTATGCCGAAGTCTGCACCAAAGAAGCACCTAGAGATGCTTATATCGTTAAGTACCTTGTGGATGATAGAGTTTGTTTTGATCTGACCAAAGGTAGCAGAAGCAAATTGTTTGATATGTATTGGGATAAGTTTCGTGAGAACCTGAAGAGCATTGACTTTGGACACGGAACAATCAATCCAAAGACCTGGGGTTATCAGGCACCCAAAACCAAAAAGCGGAAGTAATTTCCCATATCGCGGGAAAATTTCCCGGCAAAATTTTTCCGCGTGAAGGTTTTTAAAATTGTATCAGGAAATACACACATACTTGACTATATAGAATGAATAGGGGTATAATAATCCCCTAACGTTCATCCTATGACTAAGGCACTTTTGCTCTTGGCATGGGTTCCACTTCTTTCTATTTCTACGCCACAACTTGCTAAATCCAATCAAGTGACAATAAGTTGCGACGCAGCGTGGGAACTAATGGACATCGTTAAAAACGACGATGTAGTAGACCAAAGAAAAGAAGACCGATTGCTATCAGAACTCCGAAAGGATGTTGTGAGACTTAAGTGCTAAACTGAATAGGACGGAAGTAAGCCGACTCGGAACGGATCGTTCATCTATGGAAACACTCTTATTAACTTGTTTACAAGCACAGTTAATGGTTGGGAGAGTTTATAAAGTTGATATTCCAAAACAAGCAAAAAATGATTTGATTTGGGAAATCAAACAGATTACTCCAAAGGAGTGTAAAATAGACGCAAAAGCCGACTGAAGGAACGCTCTTTAGCCTCAAAATTAAGGAGAAAACCTAATGTCTAAAGTCGTTTACAGAGGTGTTGAATACGATACGCAAAAGCGTATTGAATACCAACAGCAAATGCAACAACAAGCCCAACAATACAACGAAACCTATCGTGGTGTTAAGTTTGTAAAGGAGGGACACAAGTGATGCAAAAGCTAAACTTCCTACAACTCATCAAAGAACAAAAACAAAAAGAAGAGCGTCGTCACCAGGCACAATTAGCACAACTAGTTGGAGCAAAGTGATGTTCGCAGTATTACAAATTACCGCAGGTTGTGCGGTTGTAATTACTTTATTGTCGCTTTATATTCAATTTTTATTCAAATAGAATTGGGAGGGGTTGATCCCCTCCTTTTTTTATGGTAAAATTGCTCAAGAGAGCATTATCTTATGGACAAAGACAAACTAAAACTGATTGTTCGTAATCTTGAACTCCTGGTTGATAATCTAAAGGCAGAGGTGTATTCTGACACTGCTGCTTACACCAATCCAGATGTAAGAAAGAGACCAGTTTTTGATTACGATGAAATTTTTGAGGATGACGATGGATACGCAGACTAAAAAAGCAAAAGAACTCTTGAAATTGATGAAGAGATTAGTCGCTCAAAATCATATGTATAGTGAAGAAGAACTTCACGAAATGAAAAAACGACTTCGTGACGCAGAAGAAGAAGTCGCAAAATTAGAAGCACATACATCAAAAGGATTTGGAAAGAAATGACTGTAAAACTTATCAGTGTGACTCCCGATGCAGAACAAACAATGGCATATATTGCTAGAGTTTCTAATCCAGCGAATCAAGATTCTGAAAACTATGCGGGTTTGCTACGTTATTGTATTAAGCACAATCATTGGTCTGTTTTTGAGCAGAGCACTATGAGTCTTGAAATTGAGACTAATCGTGGCATCGCAGCACAAATTCTCCGCCACCGTAGTTTCACATTTCAAGAGTTTTCTCAGCGGTATGCCGATTCTTCTTTGCTGAGTGATTATATCCCTGTTCCTGACCTTCGCCGTCAGGATACCAAGAATCGTCAGAACTCTATTGATGATATTTCTGATTATGAAAAACTGAGTCTTCAGAGTAAGATTCAAGAGCATTTTGCACACTCTATGCAACTCTATAAGGAACTTCTTGCTCATGGGGTAGCAAAGGAGTGTGCTCGCTTTGTACTGCCCTTAGCGACGCCTACACGCATCTATATGACGGGATCTTGCCGTAGTTGGATAACATATATTGCTCTTCGTGAAAAATCAGGAACACAAAAAGAACATATGGATATTGCAAAAGCGTGTAAAGCAGTTTTTGCTGAACAGTTTCCTGTTTGTTATGAAGCATTGGGTGGTGAAATAGAGTGGGTTTTATAATGTAGTGAATGTATAAATAGATGTAGTGTATGTTATATCTATGAAATCAAATACATTTAACATAGGAGAAAAGTATAATAGATGGGTAGTTGTAAATAACTCCCATCAAACTCAATATTTTGGTAAAAATAATCGTCCTGTTAGATGCTTTCTATGTAAATGTGAATGTGGAAAAGAACAATTAGTCAGAGGTGATTATTTAATACAAGGTAGAAGTAAAAGTTGTGGTTGTCTTCGTTCCGATAAAGCAAAAATAAAGGGTAAAAAACAAAAAACCAAAGATTCATATCACAACAAAGTATATGGTGATGCGAAGCGTTCGGCAAAACATAGAGGAAAAGAATGGTCTTTATCAAAACAGGAGCACTTTGACATAATTACAAAACCTTGTTATTATTGTGGTGAAAATCCAATATTAAGGGAAAGTAATGTTGGTATTCCTTTTTCACACTGGGGTATTGATAGGAAAGACAATGGTATAGGTTATACACTTGATAATTCTGTTTCTTGCTGCCCTATATGTAATACTATGAAAATGGATTTATCAATTAAAAATTTTTCACAGCATATAAAAAAACTTTCTAGCAGATTCCTTGAGTGGGTCTAAATAAATTATCTTGAAATTATAACAATGCCAACGTACCCCGTAGTGAATACAAAAACTGGTGAACAGAAAGAAGTGGAAATGAGTATCCACGACTGGGACCAGTGGAAAAATGATAACCCAGACTGGACTCGTGACTGGTCTGATCCTTCTACTTGCCCTTCTCCTGGAGAAGTCGGTGAGTGGAAAGATAAACTTATCAACCGTAACCCTGGATGGAATGATGTGCTCGCAAAAGCACAGAAGGCACCAGGATCAACCGTAAAAAAACTCTAATATGGCAAGAAGAAAAAGAGGCAACGTAGAACAACCCATCGGAGTTGGTCTGACCGCGAAACAAATGAAGAGGAGAAAACCATTAAGCTCCGATTATTTGGTTGACATTGATCCCTTGACAGATAATCAAAAGAGATTGTTTGAATCCTATGCCGCTGGTAAACATATTGTTGCCTATGGTTGTGCTGGAACTGGTAAGACCTTTATCACTCTTTATAATGCTCTTCAGGATGTTCTGGACGAATCAACTCCTTATGAGAAAATCTATCTGGTTCGTTCACTAGTTGCCACCCGTGAGATCGGATTTCTTCCTGGAACGCACGATGACAAGGCAGATATTTACCAGATTCCTTATAAGAATATGGTCAAGTATATGTTCCAACTCTCAAGCGATGTTGAATTTGAGATGCTCTACGGAAATCTCAAGTCACAGGAAACGATTAAGTTCTGGTCCACTTCTTTTCTTCGTGGAACGACGCTTGATAATTCAATCGTCATTGTTGATGAATTCCAAAACCTAAATTTCCACGAACTTGATTCCATCATTACTCGTGTGGGTGAGAATACCAAGATTTGTTTCTGTGGTGATGCTTCTCAATCAGACTTACAGAAAACTAATGAGCGTAATGGTATTGTAGATTTTATGTCAGTATTGCGTAAAATGCCATCTTTTGATATAATTGAATTTGGTGTAGACGATATTGTTCGTTCTGGACTTGTTAAAGAATACATCATTGCGAAAATGGAAGCAGGTTTTTAATGTTTAATCATATTGATATTGAACTCCCCCAGTTGGAGCGTGAAACCATTGATGGTGTAAGATATTACTCTGTGCCTGATGAAGAAGAACTACTTAGACTAGTTTCCATTACTTCCATTACGAGTCATTTTAATCGTGAAATCTTTATCAATTGGCGTAAAAAGGTCGGTGAAGAGGAAGCTGATAAGGTTACTAAGGCGGCTACTTCTCGCGGCACAGATATGCACTCTCTTGTGGAAAATTATCTTTATAATAAGGACCTGCCGCCTGTTGCGCCGATTGCGGATTTTCTTTTTAAGATTGCGAAAGCGGAGATAAATCGCATAAATAATATTTACGCCCTTGAAGGGTCCCTATATAGTAAGC